ACCCTACCAACTCCAGAGTTAGTGAGACCGATAGCATCAGCCGCACCTTTACTGAGATCTAATCCTCTACCATGAATGTAGGGACCGCGATCATTGACCCGAACAACGGCACACCTCTTGTAACAAACTTTAAGTTTAGTACCAAAGGGGAGTGTCTTGTGCGCTGCAGTAAGGCCGTTTTGATTGTACCGCTCACCATTGGCGGTGAGGTTTCCGTGGAAGCCAGGACCGTACCAACTGGTGATCACTGACAATGTAGTTAGGATAGGAATCATGGTTAAATAGCGAAGAACTTTTATATCTCCGTCCACACATTTCCGAAAAAGAAGATGCCCTACGATTCCGCGCTAAAAGTAGGGCAATGTTACTGATCGGGATCAGCTAATCATTACTTCTTTTTCGCAGTCTTAGCTGCTTGTTTAAATTGTTTAGCTGTAGGAGCACCGGCAGAGCCAGGCTTCCTCATTTTTTCATCACTGCCTTGTTTGATTCTCAAACGTTTGGCATGGATGTTTGCATAGAGACCAGATTTGGCCATTACCAAATACCAGGGATGATTTGACCAGTCAACGCGTAAGCGCCAAGAGCAGCCATGACACCAAGCATAGCAAGGCGACCGTTGAGCTGCTCAGCTCGTTCGTTGTGTGGGACACCGTAAGGATGATCAGACATAATAAGGGGTGGCTCTTTAGCCCAGATGTTAGTGTCGTTCATTAAAATTCTACGTCAGAGTTAGCCAGTTTGTTAAGGACCGAACGGCGGTAAGCCGGGTCGTTATCATAACGGGGATCTGACATTGCTTGAACCAACTCTTGTTGGCTTTGGAAACTGTTGTCCTCAGACTTAGCTGATTTACCAGACAACATTTGTCCTTCGCTACCAGTAGCATCACCGTACTTGGCGGCAAGTGCTTGGACAGCGAAGAAGATAGCGTTAGGATCTCCTTTACCCATCACAGAATCATACATTTGAATTTCGGCTTGGGAGAGGTTTTGACCAGCCCAATTGATCATGGACTGATAAGCTTTCTCTCCACCGACCATCTTGAACAACTCTTGTGCTTGAGCCTCAGTAAGACCTTCAGCTTCAGACTCAGGTTCTTTGTCGGAAGTTTCTTCTACTTCTTCGGGGGCTTCGGCTTGCTCCCCTTCTTCGTCCCGTACATCTTCTTTAGGTTCTCCTAGTTTCTTTTGTAGTTCAAGGTATGCTTGTTCAAGTGAACTTGCATCTTTAAATTTGCCAGCCAGCAAAGGGCTGTCACCGCTCTCCAAACTCTCAGCTACTGCCAAGGATTCTTGTTCAGCAGCATTCAAGCCAGCTTCATTAACTTCGGGAGCGGCGTCGATCATTGTAAATTGTTCGCTCATTCAACAGGTGGTGGTAGTTCAGGTGGTACTTGTTGCTGCTGCATCATCTGCATAGCAGCTTGTTCTCGTTTCTGATCAACAGCGGCTAATTGCGGCTCTTGCTGCATAGCCATCATTTCTTGCTGTTGTGCCATGGCTTGCTGTTGTTCAGCTTGACGCTCATCCATACTCTTAACGAGATTCAGGACGTCAATACCAGAAGCAGCCGCGAGACGCTTGATAACTTCATCAGGATTGATGTATTGTTGGATAGCCTCTGGACCCATTGTCTGTGCAATGATGGTAATGAATTGACCAAGGCTCTCACGGTCTTGACCACGCCCAAGTGCATTGATACCAGCCACGATAGTAGGCTTAACAATGTCACCCTTAGGTAGGCGGGGAATCTCACCAGTCTTCTGAGCAACGTTCAGCTTCCTGTTGAGATAAGGAACAAGGAACTCAACAGTCAACAGGGAGAACAAGCCACCCAGTTGTTGTTCGAGTTCGAGTTGAGTCATCCTGACTTCTTCAGCCGTTGTCCGTTCAGACTGGCGAACATTCAAAACAAGGAATGCTTCGCTGAGTCGTTGGGACAAGGAGCCGACCATCTGATAGGCGGTTTGGAAGTCAGCTGTCTTGCCAACCTGCACCACACCGATGTCCTCAGGGCGACCCTGAATGATAGCACCGTTGCCTGCCTTGGCAAGCGTTGCGGGCTTGGTGGTACTGGAAGGACTGACAGTAAACACTACCTTAGCAGCTGCAGCGCTGCCTTCGACGAGTGCTTGTGACAGTGCTTCAAGTGACTTCAGATCTCCGATGAATTCTTCGACCCGACCACGACCGTAGACCTCTCCGTCTACGTGGTTAAAGCGTAGCACAAGCCAGGGGTTGGCGTCAAGAGGTGCCTTGCTCATGGACCTAGGAAGGACATCACCGTCTACTTCCTGGTGCCAGATCCAACGGTTGTTATCCCGAGTGACGTGTGTATAAATATCACATTCATCATCTCGGTAATTGCTACTGTCAGATACTGATTCAGTACTTGGATCCTTGTACTCTGGATAAAATTTTTTGAGCAGTTTTTTCGAGATTGTTTCTTTCGTTACAATTTCTATAACGTTACCGTTACCATCTCTATCTACAGCATATCGGTTAAGGGGATAGAGCTTGAGCCCTTCCTTACCCATAAAGATAAGAGCATTTCCAGAAACAACTAGATGCTTGAGTGCTTGGTGAACAACCACACGGTCGCCAGAAGCGGCGATAGATTCCATGATGGTGCGTTCAATCTTAGCAAACGACAAGTCAAGTTCTGACCTGATCTCTGGTCCTAGCTCCTCAGGCATGTTGATGTCATTGACCTGGAGTTTAAAGAAGCTGGTTTGTGGAGGTAGAAGAGCAAGCATCAATTTACTTGCCAGCGTCACCACACCTTTAGCTCCCACTGATTGCCAGGGGGTAATGAGATTCTTAGCGCCTTTGGTGTAAGCCTCATCCTCTCGGACAAGGTACGGAAGAGTCAGTTCTGCTGCTTGTCTAGCAACGTTTAGAAACTGGGAACGGTCTGAAGACAATCTGTCATAGCGTG